AATTTTATTAATTAAACAAAAAAACCTCAACATTTCTGTTGAGGTTCTCATTTTACAATTTTTATTACAATCCGTAAATTAGTATTGTAGTATTGCGTAATCGTAAGTAAGTGTTAAATCTACAGTAGCCAAATCTTCACCAGTATAATCCATATCTGAGAATTTTGCTGTTTGGATATAAGCTCCTTTTAAAGTCCATTCTTCTACTTTATCACCAACAGGACCCAAACTGTTGAATGTGATGTCTTTTTTATAGAAGTCGGAGTAACCATCTCGTCCTGTTACTGATTCGTGGTGTAATCTTACCCATTCCATAGCTGCTTGTGCTGCTGATGGTACGACTGGGTCATACAATGAAATTGTTAAATCACTCCACTCACTTCTACCTTTTACATATCTTCTAACATTAACGTGGTCAATAGTAACCTTTCCGTTTGTTATTTCAGGTCTGTTAGCGGCTTTTATTAGGTACGCAGGGATTCCCTCAATGTACATAATAAATCTGTTCGACATCTTTGGTTCAAAAGATGTAAACATAATTTCTGTTGGGTCTAATAATTGTGCCATTTAGTTTTCTCCGTTATTCTTTCTTTAATATAAATATAGTTTATTTCAAAAAATAGTTAGTCCCCCTTAATAAAAAGGGGAACTAAATTATTTTATACTATTCTGGAAATGCTGCTCCAGTCGGTAATACATTGAAATCAAGAACTATAAATTCTGCTGTTTTCGCTGGTTGTAAGAAAATCTCACCAACCATAATGTTTCTATCAATCACATCTGGAGTGTTGTTGGTTTCATCCATCACCACTTTAAATGCGAATAAACCTTGTCTTTGTTGAATTGATTCTAAGTAAGGATTAACGATTGATAAGAATCTGTTTCTAGTCGCCGCAGTGTTGTTTTCGAACACTAAGTATCTAGTTGAAGAAGCGATAAACTTCTTAACAGCAATTAACAATCTTCTTACATTGATTCTATCCAATGCCGATGGTTTTGCTTGTAATGTTTTCTGTCCAAATACAGTAACACCTTGTCCAGGGAAAGTTGCGATAGGATTCAATCTACCTTCGTAAAGTTCATCTCTCTCAACTCTCGTCAATCTTGTCTTAGCTTCAATTACTGAAGTTAATCCACCTCTATTCAATCCTGCAGGAGCGAACCACTCAGCGGCTACTTGGTCGTTAAATGCGATAACGCCAGGAAGTACAACTGATGGTGGCACCCATACTGGTTTGTTCTTATCAGTATTTAGGATTTTAACCCAAGGATAATAAGATGCAACATAGTTTGAATCAAATGCTTGAACCGCATTTACTGCAGTTGAGATTGAATCACTCCATGCTGATGCATCCATTACAAAGAATGTATCTTGTCTATCTTCACACATATCTTTAGCGAATGTGGTTACTGATGAGTGTAATCTATGGATAAGACCAGGTAATACTAACATATTAATATCAAACTCATCAGGATTAGATACAGCGTTAATTGCTTTTCTGAAAGCTACTGTACCAGTCGCTGTATTAGAAGAACAATCATACCCTTGTGTATTTCCTGCAGAAATATCGTTTCCTAAAGAAACTACTCTGTTTGGTTTGAATCCATCAAAACCACCTTGGAATGGTACTACGAATTTTCTTGAATTGATTGATGTTTGAGTATCATTCAAGTTAATAGCACCTGTATAAGGAGCTCCTGATGAAGGATAGTTAGCATTTGTGTTTTGGTTATTATCACCTAAGTAGAATGCAGAACCTACAGTTCCAGTTCCACTATCTGGTGTTGGTAATAAAAAGTTTTTATTATCTGTTGATGTAAAGTCAAAATCAAATCCATAGAATTTTTTAGGATTGTATGAATTGTTAATTAACTGACCAGATACATAAGAAGGATTTGGAATTGATACTGCACTTCCGAAAGGATTTTGTAGTGCCGCAAATCCAAATGGTACTAATGATTCATCAATACCTTTATCTCTTACTGCGTTTGAAACTTCTACTCTAATATTTTCTGAATTATTTGGGTAATCACCGTTAGTTGATAATTTTCCATCAGCATCAACTGTAATATACTTATCACCAATTACTCTTGATATAAAGTTTGGTGAATCAGGATTTAAGTTAACACCTTGGAATGATTCAACAATGTTAGGTCTAATATCAGAATCAACTACACCTACAAATGGTGAACCAGCAATCTTATCTTGGTCAACTCGTCTTACTACTACAGTAAACGAACCATACTCAGAACCTGGTACTGTACCAGCTGGTTTAACATCTTGAATTGCAATTTTGAATTCATAGTTAGTTGCCGTACCATGTGATAATGTATGGAACTTAAATAAGTTAGTTACATTTCCACCCACTTTTTGTGATGTAATAAATGGTGTTGATGCTTCAGTATATGCTTTTGAATAATCAATATCTTTTGCAACATCTAATGTTACTACAGGAATCTGTCCTGCTACAAAAGATGATGATTGGAATGTTTTAAAGTTTGCAAAAACATATCCTTGTCCACTACCTTTTGGTGAAAATCCAAATGATTTTGTGTAATAATCATCACTCGTTGGGTTTAGTGAAGCACTAAAGTTAGTTGCAGTTCCAGTAGTTGAACCCGATACTTGTAATGTAAATTGGGATGCGGATACTGCTGTACTTCCAAAGTGGTCTGATATTGATGAAAAATTAAACACATCTGTATCAGATGTAATTTGTGTTGTTGGGTGTAATACCGCAGCAACTTTACTACCAGCCGATGATGATACTGATAATATGATTGGGTTCTCTAAAGTATATCCAGCTTGTCCTAATACCCTAACGATTGTTGCAGTTCCTGCATCTTCCAAATAAGCTTGAGCAGTATATGGTAGATATGAATCTTCTGTCAATCCACCGAATACTTGTTGAAACTTTTGAAATGAGTCGACTTTATATGGAACGAATGCTGGCCCTTTAACTGTTGACCCTATTAATGCTGCTCCAATTTCACCAATCCCTTGAGGTAGAAACGACAAGTCCTTTTCTCTTGTAAATACTCCAGGACTTACTATTCTTTCTGCCATTTGATTCTCCTATTAATTTCTTTTGGTTTATTATACTAATAAATACTCAGAAATTTGTGAAACGATATATTTATTTGACCGGTGTAAAAATACCTGTCTCTAAATCGAATTCACCATCTCCGTATTTCTCTTTTAATTCACCAGCTAATTTAATTTCTTCTTCTCTAAGTTTCACATATTTTGATTGTTCTTCACTCTTTACTCTATCTAAATTATCTTTTTGAGATTGTAAAATAATGTTTTCTATTTCAATCTCACCTAACCTAGCGGTAATTTGTGAAAAGTTATCTCTAAAACTTTTAATTTGAGAAATTTCTTCTTCGGTAAATTTAATTACTTCTTTTTCTTTTACTTGTTTTACTTCTGCCATAACTACTGTTTTAATTTAACATATACATATAAATATTAAAAATTATTTGGAAAGAGTAGAATTCCATACAATTTTTGAAACTCCGAATACTTTTTGAGTGTTTATTGATTTCTTACCTTTATCTTCAGGTACTAAATATGCTTTAGCTGTAAGTGTTACATTACTTCTAACTATACGTTCTTCACCTACTCCATTGGTTGTATCAAATGAGTAAGATTCTCCTTTGATTTGGAATTTATATCTTTCACCAAACGCACCACCTTGAAAGTAAACAATTTGTTCTACTAATTTATTCAAATCTTCCATAAAATCACACCATACAATTAAATCATATTGTATATTTACATAATCAGGTACATCTACTAAGTATCTTTCTTTTTTAGGTGGTTGCATTCCTGTTAATTGAGAAAATGCATCATATCTATTATTTTTACTATATGCTCTTTCGTAAGGTCTTACAGAATCTTCATCTGTAAGAACTTTTAGTTTAGAGTATTCTGTATTAACATCTAATGAATTACGTTTAAATGAAATCAATGGTGTTTGTACTTTACCATTACCATCTTTCATAAAACCATCTCTTTGAGCAGATGACCAGTTTTCAGGTGATGCATACATTACAGGTACAGTAATAAACTTACCGTTTTCTTCTATAGTTGGTCTTACATCATTTTCTAAAAACTGTTTAAATGCTAAATCAATATCATAGATACCAACTACATGATTCTTAACATCATCGTTTCTACGAATTTGTCTGGCTTTATTTAATTTAGGAGTGTCTGTAAAAGAACTATCTACTCTTTTTAAATCAACTTTTGAATCTCTATCTGTTCTGTACTTATATGCCATTTTAAATTCCTACTGGTAAATCATTATTGTTTTTGTTTACACCTACTCTAAAATCATCTCTCAATTTTAGTTGAGATTTTTTAGCTACGTGAGTTTCACATATAATAGATACACTATATCCTTGTGAATCACCACCATCCCAAGTATCAGGATTTTTTCCTGCGAAGAACTGATTGGTAAATGTTACATCTACAATGTGTTGTTCATCATTCCACTCAATCACATCACCTAATTCAGGAAATATATTTTTATCTACTAATGTATCTCTTAGGAAGTAGAAGTTTACATTTCTTGTATAGGATGTACCAAACTCATCAAATATTGCTTCAGCATTTGTTCTATCAACCAATGTTGGAATTTTTACAGGATTGTAATAAACTTTGTTTTTACCTTCACCATATAAATTAGCTTTAGTTTCATCAATGATAACTTTATAGTAATACACTTCCGTATCAATAATATCGTTTATTAACTCTTTATTGATTTTACTAAAAAGTGCCGCATCTCTTTCTCCACCGAATAATGCCATTTGTTACCCTATATAAATTGCACGAGGAACTCTATTAAGAGTTAATTCCATCGCTTCTGATTCTTCTTGTTGTGCTTGTAATAATGCTTTTCTAGAAGTTGCTTCTAAGTTTTCTCTTAATTCTGAAATTAGAATTTCTTTTTCAGATGCCGCTTCACTTCTTAAATCTGCTCCATCTAATGTTATATCTGAGTTAGGGATTGGTATAGAACTAAACTTAGCTCTAACTGCACCTAACATTTCTTTAGCTAATGCCAATGTATATTTTTCAATCCACCTTCTACCTACATGATTGATACTATTGTAAGGTATTCTATCGTATTTAGCATTTGAGTAATCAGATACTACAGAGGATTGAATAACTGGATTATTTCTTTCTGATTCCAAAACATAGTGAAAGTGTACCATATAATTACTTTCTGGTCTTGGAAATATTCTAATTCTGTTATTTTGTATATCAAATCCATATTGTGATTTACGAACCTTATCATTAAACTCAATTGCTTGAACTCTTAATAAATCATCATAAAGTGGTTGCATCATAAATGAAACACCTGGTGAGTAATTACCCCATCCAAAAGTATCCATCATTTGTTGTGAACCTAAACCAGTTCCTACGAATGGGTCGAAGTATCTAACCATCGCAGGTGGTGCATCGTGCATCATTCTTTTAATTTCAAATTTATCTACACCTGCAGTACCTACTTCTAAAGATGCACTTGAATCAGTTGGATTTGTTAAATCATATATCTGTTTTCCATTTTTTACTTGGAATGAAGCGGTATAGTATGTTATATTACCACCACTACCAACTTCAGTACCATAATCTTTTGCTAATGTTACTAACCCACCTAAGTTTGCATTAAGTTGAGTATGAGATAAATTAGAAGCGGTTGATTGTCCTTTTATATTAAGTAAGTTTTCTCTAATATTAAACTGATTAACTTGAGATGAATATTCAGTTACTGCTTCTTCGAAACAAGCATAGAAGTTTATATCCTGTAGTTCTATATCTACTATAGGATAACCTAACCTCTTAGCACACCACCCAGCGGTTGCATCAGCTGATGATGTGAACTCTGTATCGGAATCATAATGCCCAAATGGTGTCTTACCAACTGCAAATGATGATGAACCCGGCCATATTGGAATGTTTACTGCCATTTACTATCTCCTAATTCTTTTATATAAATATGAGAATCTTTAAGAATCACTTATTTATCCACCATATCAATTCATAAACTAATCTTTCGTCATATGGTTCTGGTATTACTTTAACATTTTTTTCCCATTTAAACCTATTTAATATTTCCTCTACATTTTCTGTAAATGCCGCCGCAGAGTTATAATAAGAATAAATTCCATTGGGATTTAACAACTTAGGTACTAATTTTGTGAATGGTCCCCATTGAGGATATTTTTCATAATCAAAAACATATGTGTCAAAATAAATACTATCAAACTTTTTACCCTCTTTTATAAAATCTTCTACTTTATCTTCCCATTTACTACAATAAACATCAAATCCCATCTCTTTTGCTTTTTCACAAACTTGTGGATGAGCTTCTATAATATGATGTTCTTTTGGGTTATGATTTCTAATGTAAGTATCAATGATTCCCAACCCAAATCCTACATTTAAAACAGAACCATTATTAGAACATAGAATATCAGCGGTTTCTTTCATTATCGGAGATTCTATAGTCGACATAATTGATTTCGGACATTTAAAACAAGTTCCCCAACTATATTCGGAATTTAATTCTGTATCTGTAAATGTAACATTACTTTTTAAATATTCATCTAACATAACTTATTGATTATCAATGGGTTACCACTATCATCACAACTATCTGATTATCAGTTAGTTACGTTGTGAAACGGTACATCAATTTTACTATAATCTACAAAAATACCATCATCAGTATGAATTAAAACATTATCAAGTCCTAATCTTTGTAAATCATCTACCATAGTTCCAACAAATCTACCTTTTCCATGTAATTTATTTTTATAGTTAAAGTAATACATTGGAATGCCCATTGGTGAATCTCCAATAAATTCGATGTTGTGTTTCAATCTTCGTTCTGAACGACCTTCACCACCACTACATACAAAGGCGAGACCTGCTTGACCATCATTTACTACGACTCCACCACTAACGGTTGTTTTGTAGTAACCATCAGTAGCTTCTGAAGTACCAGATGAATTTGTATATACCTCATCTCCATTTGTAGGAGTAGTTCCAGTACCATCGTGATAAAATGTTTGTGCTTCACTACTATTACAAGCATCATTTTGTGTTTCACCATAAAATGCTGTAAATGATGTTAACGAAGTTGCTGAATGATTATAAGAATACCACTCACTCATTGCGTGTGGTGCTGAACCATCAGGTCTATCAGATGATGCATTTGCTGTATTGATAGTACCATTAGTTCCATTACTACAATCTTTTAATGAAGTATTGGATGTAGTAGATGTTCTACCCAACTCAGTATTAATATCACTCATTTTTATAGTACCAGATGAATTTATCGCCATTACTTACCTTTTTTTAATTCTTCGATTTCTGATTTTAATTCTTTTACTGATTCAATTAATAATGCTACCATTTTATCGTATTTAACACCTTTGAATCCATTTTCTCTTGTAGTTACTACTTCAGGTAAAACTTTTTCAACCTCTTGTGCTATTACACCAATATCATATCCTTCATTACCATGTTGTGTTTTCTTTTCTTCTTCTGTAAGTTCTTTCCAATCAAATTCGTATCCACCAATTTTTGATACTTTATCCAATGCGTTTTCGATTGGTTTAATGTTTTCTTTCCATCTTTTATCTGATGATGAGAATGCTACAATATCATTCGATGCATCAATTCTACCATCTGTAGAAGATGCATTTGCATTTACTCCTAATGCCCCATTGTTAACTTTCATACCATTAGAATTTATGGTTAATCTCTGAGTACCACCAGTTGTTGCCGCAATTGTATCTGTTGTAGAACAATAGAATCCTGTATTGGTATCACCAATGAAACTAAATGCAGGATTTGATGATGAACCATCACCAGTTCTAACTCTACCACCTGTTGAACCATCTTGACCAGCTACTAAAGTTGTTCCATCCCAAGTTAATTTAGAATCACCTTCTACAGAATTTGCATCAGTAAATACTGCAATCTCATTATTAGTTCCGTTTGTTCCATCTAATAATGTACTACCCCAAACTCTTGAATCAATCTCATCGGTTACAAGTACACCAGATGAATTTCTAACTACCACCGAGTTATCAGTACCAGTCGACATACTTGAAACTTTAATAGTTGGGGTTGTTAACTGACCTCCTGAAAAAGTAAAATCTGCAGATGATTGGATTTCACCATCTGTAGAATCAATTAGAATTCTATCATCATCCACTCCAGGTGCGAATTGGGTGCCACCATCAAATACTGATATAGGTATTTCAGAGAATCTTTTTCTTCGTTCCGCACCATTATCTAATAGAATCAACTCATCCGTTGTACCAACTACATTCGCTGTCATATCTGTTAATTCAGATAAATCTAAAGTAATAGATGGAGTTGAACTTGCATTTGATACATCTAACCCAGTACCAACACTAACCGATGTTACTGTACCTGCATTTGAGGTAAATCCTGAAGTTGAGTTATCGAATTGACTTAAATCTAACTCATTGATTGTTTTTCGATTTGCCGTCATTGCACTATTATCATGAACGATAATAGAATCTGCACCATCTAAATCTGCAGTCATATCTGTCATAGTGATTACAGAAAGTGATAATGTAGTACTGAAAGCTCCTGCTGATGTTGTAGCTCCACCTGCAAGACCGTTTCCAGTACTAATGGTTACACCTGTTATGTCACCTGTATTAGTTGTATATCCTGCTCCGTTAGTAATATTAGAGTTATTAAGTGATATATCTGCCGTACCATCAAATTCAACTCCAGCGATTGTTCTTGCAGTTTCTAATTGTGTTGCCGAACCAGCATTACCTGTTATAGTTGTTTGAACTATATTCGGTGAAGTATTTGTGAATGTTACCTGTCCATCTGCGGTTGTTTCTGTACTTATTCCTGTCCCACCTTTGAGAGTTAAGGTTTCATTTTCTACAATCGTAGTTGAATTTGAATTTGTATCAGCACTAATAATAAAACCTTCACCCATTGTGTTAGTATCAGATGTTACAGTACCTGTCGCTCCAGTTGTTATATTAGTAACCCTACCATAAGCATCAACTGTGATTTGGTCAATCTTAGTTCCATTTGCGGTTGAACCATAAGTACCTGCACCAACACCTGCAGTTTTAAGTGAGAATTCTAAATCAAATGGGTCTGATGAACCACCACCATTCGTATCCGTAAAGTTAATGTTGATACTTTCACCTTCTACAAATTTCAGATATTTGTTTTCTGTAATTGTTACTTCAGTAGTATCTCCATCTACAATTTTAAAACCATCACCCATATCTACTGTATTAGTGAATGATGTAATGTATCC